CACGCTACATTCTGTGTGAAGACGCATAAGTATAACGAGTTTCCGCATAAGAGTTCTATGTGGACCACGGAAGAGCGACTGTACATCATGAAACACGTGGCNAGAGAATCGCTTAAGGAAATAGNCAGTTATCATGATATACATGGAAAAGTATGTACACCAACCCATGATAACATACATAGGTAACAAGAGAAAGTTGGTTGATGTAATTGAAAAAATAGTGAAACGTCTTCAACCAAAAACATGCGTCGACGCCTTTTCGGGTTCGGGTGTCGTTTCAAGAACGCTACTCACTTCGTGTGATACTTTGTATGTGAATGATTTAGAGAGATATTGTGAAGTNTTGTCCNATTGTTTCTTGAAAACACCGACGGATGCAGAGAAGATTGATATTGAAAANCATTTGAAGAACATGAACGCGTGTCAGCCAGTGAATGGATTTTTTTCTGAACTGTACGCCCCCAAAGATTCTTCGGATATTCAAGAGGGGGAAAGATGTTTTTTCACGAAAGAGAATGCGAATCGTATCGATGGTATGTTGGCGTACATAGATGATTTCGTCCCGCCCCACTTAAAGTCCTACTGTATCGGCCCTCTCGTAGTCAAGGTGAGCATTCACACCAACACATCGGGTGTTTTCAAGGGGTTTCATAAAGGTGGGTGGGGTGGTAAAGGTGGCCACGCTCTCGAGAGAATAATGAAAAAGATTGAAGTGGAACGTCCCGTGTGGCTCTCNGAACCCAANGAAGTCATCGTGCACAGGAAGGATGCGTGTGACTTTTTACAGACGCTCCCCCAGGTGGACCTCGTATACTTGGACCCTCCNTATAATCAACATCCATATGGATCAAATTATTTCATGTTGAATCTCGTGTGTACCAACGAGAGACCAGAGCACATTTCAAAGACTTCTGGTATTCCGAAAGATTGGAACAAGAGTCCCTACAATTACAAACGAACGATACGGGAAGCCATGGAGAAAACGATACGCTTATCTACAGAAAAGGCTAGGTACACCATTATATCTTATAGTAACGAAGGGTTTATCACACCCGCGGAATGGGAAGAGATTCTCGAATCATACGAGTATGAAAAAATCGAGATTGAATACAACACTTACAGGGGAAGTCGTAATCTGAAAAACCGAACAAACAAAGTGACGGAGTTTCTATTTGTCATTTCACAACCTAAGTTACTTAAAAAGGACCTTTAATTACAAATCAAAAATGATTCCCATCAAGCTTCTTCCCGATAACAAGGAACTTCTTGCATTCATCTGCGANGCGCCTCGCCTCGACACAGATGACTACTTGGAACGCATGGTGNGTCAGGGTTCCGAGGATGCTACGACACTCTTGGCGATTGAAAATGCGACGGAAATTGCGAAGCGATACATCCAGAAACACTATGTGGATATTCTAAAGGCTATTCGCTCAGAAAGTGTCAAGAGGGAACGGTTCATCTTTAGGTGTAAAAACCTTGACAACCTTTCACCCACTGATATGGATGTAGAGTACATTCATCTCGAAGCAAATCTCGAAGATGGTGGTGGCCACGCTATCTTTATCAAGGTGGATAACGTCAAAAAAATCATTCATATATACGACTCCATGGGGGAGGATGCCTACATAAACGACTTTGAAAAGACAATCCGTTCAGTATACTCTGGGTACAGAATACGTGACAAGTCGTTGGGGTTCCAGCCCACTGGTGGGTTTACCCAGGAAACGCCGTGGCAGATGGGCGCGGCGATGTACATCTCTGGAGAACCAGGATACTTGAAAAGGGCTTGGGAGGTTTCACAGTACGACGAACTTTCCCAGCATCACTTCTGCTACATCGAAGCATTCATCGCCCTCGCCTTTGACGCACTTCCCATGTATCGCGTAGGTCCAGATGATCCCAGGGATCGTCTACGATTCATAAAGCGTGTGGTTTGGGGATTTGTTCACAAGTTTTACGAAGGACCCAGGGAAGGAGCGGTATGGGAGTACTTTACGAANCACTTTACGTATTACATGACTACGTGGAACAGTNATGGTTCGAGAATGCATTTGAAGAATGATACTTTTCAGGTGCCAGTGAAGGAAACGTTCATCAAACGCATAGAATGTTTTGAAACTGTAGATACTAGTGGGTGGACAATCAAGGNCATCCTTAGGTGGGCCGCGAAATCATAGTATCTAAAAAATGTAATATAAAATAAATGTCAGACATTCGAACGTTAAATCTATCTGAATCTGATGATGGTATGGTTGCTTTAAATAAGAACCCATCCACTTCTTTTGTGTCACAAAATCCTGAAAAAAATGTGAGTGAACATAAAGATACTATGGATTCTACTCCCATCTCCGATGTTATGGGTCACTCTCAGGAACCACTCGAACCCCCCATGATGGCCATGGACCCTCGCATGATGCAGGCTGCTCCCCCCACCGTTGCTACCACTGACAAGCAGGTTGCCGAGAAGAAGAATCCCATGAATCTCACCGATGATCAGATGCAGGCGCTCGTCGTCGCCGCCTGCACCGCCGCTGCCATCAGTAAGCCTGTCCAGGAAAAGCTGGCCGGTACCATCCCCCAGTTCTTAAATGCTCAGGGTAACCGTAGCATGGTCGGACTTGCCTCGACTGGTCTCGTCGCCGCTATCCTCTTTTACTTTGCTCGAAAGTATGTTTAATCTATGAAGTTATTTCGGTGGATGAAGAAAGAAAATCCTAAACCAACCCCCATAGCAATCACGATAAAAGCAGATGCCTCCGCAGTTTCTGAAGGCTTACGACCAAACTCTTTCAAGTTTTTCTTCAGGCGGATAGAAAACTCGGTCTTTTTGAAGGCTTCGAGTAGCAGTGTCATGAACAACCCGGCACCTATCACAGCGGTCATTATACCACCCTGTGATACACTGCCAAGAATACTATTTTTAGACATGTACCATAAGAACATGGGGAATGCGACAGCAAGCATAGTGGTGTTCACCCATGGGTGCAACTCCAGGCGAATCACGATGAGGCCGATGAAAAGAACGAACCAAGTGGACAAAGAAAGTCCAACTTGCATGGGTTTTGGGATTCTTGCACCTGTGGGTCTCAACATTGTATAGTATACTAAAACATTATTATTTATCGACGACATATTGACCACAAAAAGGAGTCTTGGTCGGGATGTGCTTATAGATACCGAGTGTCATCGCCTCTCCCCTGAGTTTTTCGAATTGCATCCAGAAGTGATTCGAATGAGAATATTCATCGACGGTACAATGCGCGAGTTCGTGGAGTAATACATGGAATATTTCATTCACTGTTCCATCTATACAAAGACCAATTTCATCACCCTTTCCTGTATTATACCCCACCGCGTATGATATTCTAGTATGAGCTACGATTGGGATTTCGTCGTATAGCATTTTAAAGTCTTCATTTTCCGAAGCTTTCAAATGCTCACGCAATAGCTTATATTTATGTTTTACTTCAATTAACCTAGTATCTTCTTTCGTGTACACAAATATCATCAGATTAATTATGAGTAACACGATGAGAAGTATCATTTTTATATACAAACATAAATTTGCTATATAATCTTGAAATCGGATTTCCAATGAGCCCTTCCCAATATTCCATAGAAAATCCCATGTTTTCTAAATGAGTCACGAGGAGGTCACGATGTGCCAGTGGCTCGGGTTTCGGGCCATCCGCGTAGTACGGTGTGTCCACCAAGTGTACATACAACTTTTCACCAAACCCTCCATCGCTGGTCCCCCTCAATTTGAAAAAGTTTCCATCCTCGTCGTTCAACGGTGTCCTGAATATAATTTGTTGAGAATCTGGTACGATTCCCATGAACACCCCTCCAGGTTTCAGACGTCTTCTTATTTCATGAAGTGTATGTGTGAATAATTCACGCGACTGAAATATGTAATGCAGAGAAAAGTTGTAACATACGACGTCATATTTCCGGTGTGGGCACGCGGATATGTCACCGTGATAAAAGTTGACGCGCTGCTTCATGTTTCTGGCGCGCAGCTTTGCCTCTTCGAGAGCACCATCATCCGGTTCGCACATACTTAAATTGACGCGCGCGTGGCGCCATTTTTGAAGATCTCCACCGAAACCACAACCCACGTCGAGCACGCTGTCTCCTTCGCGCACGAACCGCGTGATGAGCGCGCGCTTCTCTTCGTTGTGATATCTGCGAATATCTTCCATGATATGAGTATAACCAGAAACTTTAACTCACTTAAAGTTTACACACTCATAAAATGTATAAAATGTCTCTCGAACAAGATTACACCACCGTTCCTGGTCAACTCTTCGCGTGTCTGTCGGTCGTCGGACCCGAGGCACCTCAGAAAAACGATAAGTTTGGAATTAAGATTCGAGGCGCCTTCGCGACGCGTGAAGAGGCTGCGAACCACGCAAAACGCCTGCAGAAGGAGGATGCGACCTTTGACATTTACGTTGTTGACATGTACAAGTGGCTACTCATCCCCCCGGATCCCACGAAGATTGAAGACGCCCACTACACCAATGAGAAACTCGAAGAGCTCATGACTGGTTACAGAGAGAATCAGGCTCTGGCTGCCAAGATGTTCGAGGAGCGCAAGAGGGACATGATCGCCCCCAAGGTTGGAGGGGAGGCCATCTTTCATAAGCCCGGTGACGAAAACTCGAAGTTTTACAGTCGCCCCGACGAGCCTCCCATCAGTCACCCAGCGGAGATTCTCGAACGACTTCAGCGCGAGAAGCCCGATACTCCCATGGAGGANCTGGTCAAGGAGGCTGACGCCATCGTCGCAGCTGAGATCGAAGAGCGCCGCAAGCAGCGTGAGGCCGCAGCCACCATCCCCGAAGGTGACGAGGACGCGTAATTAAAACATGTACATTCATCGCCTATTACCATTAGGCTTTGCCTCTGTAGCTCAGATGGTCAGAGCGTTGGTCTTGTAAACCATAGTATTAAAAAAAATAAACGTTTTTATTAATACTATGTTCATAGGGTATATATTTTTAGCGTTTGGTATATTGTTATCTCTTTATGTATTTTTTGCAAAGGATGAAATAATTAAAAATGAACCAACGGCAGGTGATGTCTTGTTAGATAATCTAAAAGATCCTCGTGTCACCAGTAGAGCGTATTTCACCGAACCGTCTACAGGCCCCATTGGAAGTTTCGTTGGATATTCACCCGTGTCTCAGGATGACTGGCTGCATAGTTTTACCCATGAAGAACCCCAAGATGAACGCAGCAAATATGACAAGATACGCAGTCTTATCTAAGTTTGTGAATATGTCGGACTTTGGNGTTTCTTGTGAAACTTGAGGAGGAGGTAACACCATGTGTGGATGAGGGTAGTAATACTGCTGCTGTTGCTCTTGGTCATCCCTTAAAGGCTCTTCGTTCACAACTTGTGGATTATATTCAATGGGATTTCCTATTTCTGTATCCATATGTATAGTAGCAAATTATTTTTTTAAGCGTCTTCTTCCTCATCTTCATCATCATCGTCGTACACCACAAATCCCTTTAAATTACCNTTTTCATCTTCATCTTCATCGTCTTCATCTTCATCTTCATCATCTGTTTCACAGAGATCTTCTGCGTCCGAGTCATCACTGTAGTCGTCGTCATCTTCATCGGAATAATCATCAATAACTTCCTCATCTGGCTCGAGGCGTTCGGGTTTCTTGGAAAGGCGCCCATAACGTGTAGTTACGGGGGTCATTAGTATTCCATATAGCATCTTCTCTTTTAAATGTATTTCGGTTTAAAATACGTATTCTGATTCATAGCCTCTTCGATTAGTATACGTTCAAAAGAAACAGCAATCTTTTGACCAAGTTCTGCGACTTCCTCCTGAACATCAGGGTCTATGGGAGACATGTAAAGTGGTAGTTCGTTGAGATGTCTGATCGCCNTGTGAAGAAACGCGTGCGCCTGATGAATATGACTCCGGTACTCACGAGCCATCTGTATATTCGTGTAAAACTGCATATACGAATCCTCGTGAATACCGGAATACTTGTGCGTTTCCTTCACCAATGTGTCAATGATATCGGTGTTTATTTGGACCATTTTTATCTTTGATAAGATGTATGCACATATAGATATGATTATGATTGTTATCATTCTATTATAATAGCTTTACAATTTTTTCATTAAGTTTATGTTCGCGCGTTTTACACGAACAGTTTTGTTTAATGATGGCATCTTTTTTCTTGATGACAAAGGGTACATTCTTCTTTTTACACTCCTCGCATGTGAGTGATGTATGAACAGTACACTGCTTACCCTTTGTGGTGAGACTTTGTATTTTCACATCGGTACTGTCCGGAATCATCCATCTATGTATGAACGTGTGTAGCAAAGCCATGGGGTCGAGAGGTGTGGCGGTGGATTCGGGTTTAGGTGATGTTCTAAAAATTGGTTTGTTGTATCCTCGGGGGTACATGGCTTTGTATATTTTTTCAGGGAGTACGTGGGATCTACCGTAAAAGTCTTTGCAAAAACCGCGGCGTCTACCCTTCATGGTCTCACACCTACAAAAACATTTCTGTGTGATATTGTCACCCTCGATGAGAAACCACACGTGATTGGATGCATGATTCCTTTCGATATTTTCACAGTACCTGGAGTTTGTGGATACCAAAAATATGTTATCGTGTGTATATATTTTCGTCACAACAGATGAACTCTGTCCATCCATATTTTTTCTAATAAACGCTTCAATTTCATTTTGAACTTCGAGATTCCCAAAAATATTCTTCGTCTCTTGAATGGTGAAGGAACCTTCCTCTCTCTTAGACCCCTCTATGACTGCATGTTCCATAGATTCCGTGCGTAGGGTAGCCATGTGCATGACTTCGACGCTAGGTTCACGGTCGTAAATGTGTTCTAGTTTCCCAGTATACATGAGAACCGGTATGTATTGCCCTTGTGTGACTTTCCCCTTGTCACACCCTTCACACCCCGAACCACCACACGCATCATGCTTCGCCTTTTTGTATGACCACGGCATACGAAATCCACTTCCCTTGGCATTCTTCTTTCCCCCTCCATATACAGAGGTATCTACGATGTCNCCCCAATTTTTAGACGGAAACAACACATTCAATGCAGATACTATATGAGAATGAAGCGCCATGGCAGACCCNTGGTCCACCACNAATCCCGACCAGTTCATGTGGATACCGTGTTTAATGAGGTCACCACACTTTTTGGGTTCAGCGACGGATATGAGCGCATGTTTGTCTGTGAATGTCGATACACGATCGCATATGGTTCTGCACACCTCTTCGAGTCTATCGAATGATAATTCTTCGGTATCCTTATAATCGAGGTCAACAAAGAAGTGAAACTTTTCAGTCTTTTGTTCCACCACGTAAATCTTCTCCCCTTTTTTGACTGCTTCTATGTAGACGTTATAAAAGTCATTCAATCTATCAAACGGTACTGATAATATACCACCATCCATGAGTACGTGTGATAGATTGGGGCCTCCATGACAAAATCCTTGTTGTTTGCACCAACGTTTAAACATAAACTTACCTCGCGTTATTTTTTTAATATTCTTCTTCGTGCCAAATGGAGCTACGACACGACACATCCCTAAACTCTTCTTGAACGGCTGACATTTCCTTTTTCAATACCAAAAGCTCATATACAGTCTTATCCTTATGATCCTCGACCCACGCTGACGCCTTTTCCTCCGTGTATTCTTTACGGTCCATCAATATGTTTTTTAACTGCATTAAAATATAATTCTTGGACTTCATTATTTAATAGCGAATGTTTTTCTATTAAGGGAAGTCACGCATGCATAAAACTCTGGGTTCCTTACCACATTGTGCACTATTCTATCCCACTGATTACGTGCATTAAACTCTGATAAAGTGTCGAAACTCATATAGTCATTCTCGTCGTACGTGCGCTTCAGGTGTATCTTCTTGGTGTGCATCTTATACTTCTCCTCGTTGAATTGTTTCACGAGATTTATCTGTTCGACACGCGAATAATTAACGAAAAAAATGAAAACAGTATACTCCAAATCCACATTCGGGCTTTCCTTGACTGTAAATGAAAAACTCGTGTACTCTCCTCTCTTGAGTGAGACCACACCTCTGGTCTCCTCTTCCAATTCCCTGAGGGCACATCGGAGGGGATAAAAAATCTCTCGGCGTCTGCACCCTCCCGTCACAAATATCCATTCTTTAAATCGTTTGTCTCTCACTGTGAGGAATCTCGGAGTTCCTCCCGTGAATGTTACTGGTATAGCTATAGCTTTGTGTTTCTTCATTGCTCATGGCAATTCTATAATTCGTGAATATGTTTATTCACTGGATTCCGTCTCAGCGGGGGGAGCCGTCGAAGTCTTCTTTCGTGTCGACATCGCCTTTTGAACCGGGGTCGGCTGCGGCAG